CCACGTCTTTGGCTTGTCCAATAGAGTGGTTGCCGACTGGTATGTGAATGAGTGGAGTATGATAGATTATGCCACTCGCGCGGGCCGCACTTTCGTGGCCTCCAATTACGCAGTGATGAGGGCTTTTATGTCTTCAGTGTTAGAGTTGTATAGGAAATACAACAGGGGAGAAGTCACTTTGCTGGAAGCGGCTAAGACTGCAGCGCGCCTCGTAAAAATAAAGTTGACTGAGAGCTGGGAAACCACTCGCGATAACCTAATTTCGTACTATAACGATGTGACAAACAAGCTTCGCTCTGTTGCTAGAGACGCTTGGTTCTGGTTAAGGAGGTATGGGACTCACTTGGTGGCATCGCTAGCAGGTCTAATAGCTGCCTCTGTTTTCCTATTCAACATGCCGGGTGGATCTCTCTTAAATTCCGCTTTTAACCAGGACTCTAGTTCTAGAACTGATAAGTACATAAATGCTCGGAGAGCCACTAGAGCTAAGGCTAGGTGGTCAAAGTCTTCCACCAATGGCCAAAACCAAGAAAGTAGGCACTGGATGGACAACGTTGTTCCTGTTGTTCAAAAGAACACCTATTCGGTGATCACGCCATCTGGTAAGTTTGCTGGTACAATTCTTTTCGTTGAGAGGAAACGGGCAATTTTCCTATGGCATTACTTTGAAACGGCAGTTGATTGGGTTTATCCTGATGGGGCTGTCTTCCGCTTGCAGAAAGGTGATAAGACTTATTCTATAATGGAGGAACATATTCATTTCGTTAAAAATTTTAATGAGCAGATGAATGATGGGTGCCTGGTTGACGTGCTGCATCCTGATTTACCGTTGCATAAGAATATCTCCAAACATTTTGTGGATCCGCGTGAAACGGACATGGAAATGTTGAAAGGCACTTTTAAAATTGCCTTCGTCAACACTCGTATGATCTACGTGGAAGATGCCGTGATGCTTAGTTTAGGTAGTGGTATAGAAGAAGCTGACGCCAAGATAGTGGCGGAGGTCACAATTGCTGGCTCACCGGAGCCTAGGATAAATTGTATAGGGTATATGATTCCTACCCAGGACGGTGATTGCGGAAGCGTTGTCTTTTATAAGGGCAAAATTTGCGGAATCCACGCCCATGGGAACGGCCGATCTGGTCAAGCCACACGGTGGAACAAGCTGATGTTACAAGAAGCCTATAAGTCGCCTATCGATGAGGGAGCTGAGAAAGCCAGTGAGTTTGAACCTTTTGACGTTGACTTCACTGGAGTCTATCATAATGAAGCTTATGATGACTCTGTGAGATCACCGGTTAAGATTGGTATTGCTTCTCCGCCGATGAACACGTTTGTCAAGAAGTGGTACGTGCCATGGAATGAAGAAGGACCACTAAAGTCTAGCAAGCTTCCGTGCAACCCGGTAATCTCAAATTACCCCGCAGCGCGTAGTAAGTATGGCTATTTTGAGACCAAGTTCGACACAGAGGTTATGGATTTCTGTGCTTTAGTTTACGGAGATCATATTCTCAAGAGGCCCAATCCTGAGCCCATAAAGCGTTTACTTACGGCTAGCGAGTCTATACAGGGCATAGCTGATACGTCGATTGGACCTTTGGACCAAACAACTAGCCCTGGTTTCCCTTTCAACTATTATCATCGGCCTCGAACTGATGTGTATAAGATCACGCCGGAAGGGAAACTGGTCAAAGGGCCTAAATGGGATGAGTTCTTTGCCAGCGCCTCATTGTCCGTCAAGATGATGTCTACTGGCATAGTTCCTATCTATGTGTTCACGGACGCGATGAAATATGAGCTGCGGAAGCCTGACAAAGTTGATAAACCAC